CGTGGACGCTACGAAAACCCGTCTGACGAACGAGGCGCTGAACAAGCAGCCTACGCTTTCGACTGGTATTCCCCCGACCACGGCAAGCACGAATGATGCAGAGTTTGAGCAGATGCGGCGTTGGGCTGGACTCCCGCCGCGAAAATAACATGAAAAGGAGAATGTAACAATGGCTACTACTGTTACCCCCGCTGTTTCCAACAGCATCGGTCTTGCGTCCCGCTACCTCCCCATTCTGGACGAGGTGTACAAGGTTGACAGCCGCACGGCTATCCTTGACGCTGCGGAGGGCAATGTCCGCTATGACCCGCAGTACCACACGTTCTATCTGTTTGAGACTTCCACGGTCGGTCTTGCAGACTACAGCCGCAATGACGGTTTCGTTCGCGGCGATGTGACGGCAAGCTGGCGCGGCTACGCTCCGCAGTATGACCGTGGTAGGCAGTTCCTCGTTGACACCCTTGACGAGTCGGAGTCCGCAAACATGGCGTTCTCCACGCTGTCTGGCGTGTTCATGCGCGAACACGTTGTTCCCGAAACCGACCTCCTGCGCTTTGCGGCGTATGCAGACGGTGCGGCGAGTGCGAACAAGATTACGGAGACTCTTTCTTCTTCGGCGGCGACTATCGCGTCCATTGACGATGCGACCGCGCAGCTTGACGATGATGAAGTCCCGTATGAGGGCAGAATCCTGTTCGTCAACCCGACCATCTACAAGAACATCAAGAGCGGAATTACCCGCATGGTGATGAACGATGACCGCAACGTCAACTACAATGTTGACTACTACAACGATATGCGCGTCATCACCGTTCCGAGTGGTCGCTTCAACACGGCTGTCACGAAGAACGCTGCTTCTTCTCACAGCGACAACGGCGGTTACACTGCGAGTGGCGCGACCATCAACTACATGATTGTCCACCCGTCCGCTGTCATGCAGGCGAACATTTTCGTCAATCCCCGTGTGTTCTCCCCGCAGGTTGTGCAGGAGGCGCAGGGCTGGCTGTATGACTTCCGTCAGTATCACGGCGTGTGGGTCAAGAACCAGAAGAAGAACGGTATCCTTGTCAGCGCCCCGGCTGTTGTTTCGGGCTGATAAGTGACTAAGGAGGGCAACGTACCATGATGACCGATTCTGAAAAACTTGCTACCGTCAAGGTGCTGTTAGAGGACGGCGGTGCGTTGCCCTCTGACACGAAAATCGAAACCTATCTTGCGCTTGCAAAGCAGGAAATCCTCGAATGGATTTACCACCTTGTAGGCGGCATCCCGGAGGATGTGACCGATGTTCCCACCCGCTATGAGCCTACGCAGGTCTATGCGGTTGTCGCTGGTTTCACGCAAGCTGGCGCAGAGGGAACCCGCGACCACTCCGAGAACGGCATCAAGTCGGCTTTCGTCTACTCCGATATGCTTGACTACATCCACAACAATGTTCTGCCTATTGTGCGCGTTGGGGCGGTGAGTCAATCGTGAGAACAAGACAGAGGATAGCAAAGACTTTCTACTATCGGTTGTACACGGGCGAGATTGAACTGATGGATGACTACGGGAATCCTACAGGGCAGTTTCAAAAGACCTACGCTGCACCCGTAGCGTTCAAGGCGAACGTGTCTCCCGTGAGCGGCGAAGATGTGGTTGACATTTTCGGTGCTATCGAGCGGTATGACAGGGTGATTCAAACGTGTGACATGACTTGTCCAATCAACGAGAACAGCGTCCTGTATATCGACTCTACGCCGACACAGAACGCCTACACGGGTGAGTGGAGCGCACACGATTACATTGTCAGCCGAGTGTCACCGAGCGTCAACACAATCCGAATCGGGTGCATGAAAGTCAACGTGTCGAATGAGGAACCGGGTGTTATAAGTGCCTAAGACGATTCGCATGACGCTGAACCCCGCAGACATAGACAGGGCTATCAAAGAGTTGGAAAGCTACAGCAAGAGCCTGTCTGCGAAAGCGGACGCGATTGCAAATGCTCTGACTCAAATGGGTTACAGCGTAGCTGCAAGCATACTAAGTTCCCATGCCTTTGACGGTGACACGTTAAGGAGTCTCACGGTTGAGTCCGAGGGTGACGGCAAGTACGTTCTCTACGCCGAAAGCGAAGCCATCCTGTTTGTCGAATTTGGCGTAGGCGCAAGAGCGGGTAGTAATCCGCTGGGCGCTGAATTGGGGATGGGTTCCGGGACATATCCCGGACAGACCCATGCGAATGACCCGAACGGTTGGTGGTTTCCAACCAATGACCCGCGCTTGATTGTCAGAGTCGGAGAGGACGGTCAAGGTTGGGGTCACAGTTTCGGATACCCGGCGCGTATGCCTTTCGCAATGGCAGACGAAACGATGAAGCAGGACATTCTGCGAGTGGCAAAGGGGGTGTTTGCGGTTGGTTAATATCGAGGAAAAGGTTTTCTCCACGGTTGCGACCGCGCTCCGTGACGAATACGGAACGGCAAACATCTTTGTTGCTGGCGAGTACACGGAAACGCCGTCAAAGTTCCCCGCCGTGACGCTGACGGAGAGTAGCAACACGGTTATCACCAACAGGCGCACGGCACAGAGCATTGAGAACGGCGTGGCAGTGCTGTATGAAGTCAATGTCTACTCCAACAAGACCAAGGGCAAGAAGTCCGAAGCCAAAGAGATTATGGCGTTGATTGACGAGCAAATGTCTAACATGGGCTTTACGCGCACGTTCTTGAACCCCATTCCGAATGTGGTAGACGCTACGATCTACCGCATTGTTGCCCGATACACGGCGGCGGTTCTGCCGGAGGGCAACGATACCTACCGAGTATATGCAAACTAAAAGAAAGGATTGATTAGAAATGGCTGAAATTCGCATTTCTACTGCTGGCATCAAGTTTTACTATGCTGCCGAAGCGGGTGTTGGCTCTGGTCGCCCGACCGCTATGAGCGCCTACACCGAGATTCCCGAAATCGTTTCCATTCCGGCTATCAACGAAACGCCGAACACGCTGGACGCTACGCCGCTTTCGGAAACCAAGAACCACATCTACATTGATGCTCTGTCTGACAGCGGCGGTGCTATCGGTCTTACGGCGAACATGAGCGATTCGCTTCTGACGCTTTGGAATGATACCATCATCGGCGCTTATGACACGGCTGTTGCGGCTGGCAAGAAGTTCTTCTTCTGCGCTATCGTGCCGAACATGACCAAGGCGTTCTACATCGAGGGCAAGCCCACGCCTGTCGGTATGCCTAGCACCGAGGTTGACAGCGTGTATCAATGCACTCTGCCTATCGTTCCCACGGGTTCGATGGATTGGGACACCGCTCCGACTATCAGCGGCTAAATAGAGAGGGGGATAAGCAATCATGGCAAAGACCGATGAGCGCGTCAAGCCGATTAAGCTGACGGACAAGGAAACGGGCAAGGTGTATGTGCTTGACTTCTGCCGCAAGAGCATCGAATTGATGGCACAGAATCACTTTGTTTTCGGCAAGGAGACTTTCGATTATCTGGCGAATGACGGCGCAGAGTTGTTCTTCTACGCCATGATTGCCGATGACCCGAAAGTGACGCGCAACAAGGCAAGCACGGTCTATCACGACCTCTTGGGCGGTATCACGCCGAAGATTGCCGAGCGTCTGCTTGAACTCTATATGCAAGCTATGGATGACAGCAATATCATCCAGACGGACGAGGACTTGGAAAAAAACGCCAAGGTTGCGGTGGAGATGTAACAGTCTCCCCGCAGCCGCTTAGAATCGATGAAGTCTACCGCCGAGATTTCCCGTACTTCCTGTCATTGGGAATGACCTATGACCAATATTGGTACGGTGAACCGAGGCTTGCAAGAGACTACATCGAAGCGGACAAATTCAGACAGCAACGCGAAAACGCCGCCGCATGGTGGCAAGGTGTGTATGTGTATAATGCGTTGACCTCTGCGCTGTCTGTGTCCGAACTGTTTAGGGCGAAAGGTCATAAGCCTACGCCATACCCGCAAAAGCCCTATGAAATTGTCAAGCGGGAGAAAACGGCAGAGGAATTGGAAGCCGAAGCCGAAGCTGAACGCTTGAAAGCTGTTGCTTATTTTGACGCGCTGAAACGCAAATACAACAAGGGCTGACGGGCAAACACGGCGCAAGCCCCGTTGGTGGAAACACTAGCGGGGCATCTTTTTAGGACGGTGAGAACATGGCTGAATATACCGCCGATAGATTGCAAATCGAAATCGAAGGTTCTGCGCGAAAAGCTACCAACAGTATCAATAAGCAGATTGAGGCGTTGGAAAAGCTGAAAAGCGTAACAGATGGATTCAAGAACCCGATTAGCGATTTTTCGTTTGGAATAAATAACGCGAAAGCTAAAAGCACCGAAAAGGCTCTTAGCACTATGAAAAAGAGCGTTTCCGATGTTGGGAAAGCGGCAAAGGATTCTTCATCTAGCGTCGGGCAACTGTTCTCGTCGGTCAAGCGTATCGCGTTTTATAGGTTGATTCGCACGGCTATTAAGACTATTACTGATAGCCTAAAAACTGGCGTTGAGAACGTTTACCAATACAGCCGTATTATCGGCTCTGATTTCAAAAATTCTATGGATGGAATAGCGTCAAGTGCTATCTACGCGAAAAACGCACTTGGCACTTTTGCCGCTCCGATTCTTCAAGTGCTTGCGCCGTCAATCACGTTCCTGATTGATAAGTTTGTTGACCTTGTAAACGCAATCAATGAGATTGTTGCAATATTGCGCGGTAAGGACACGTTCACCAAAGCCGTCAAAGTCGAA